TTTATTTCTTTTAAATCACTATTAGATGCTTGGTAATAAGTAAATGCATTTTCTTTTTTCACTTTTAATTTTGTAAATAATAATTTAATATTATTAATAGGTGTGTATGTTTCTTTATCAATTTCCGTTACTACGCTAATTGCTAGTTTTAAATCGCCTTTCGAATTTACCATTAAACTAGAAAATTCTAATACTTTATCTGGCATCATATGAATAGGTTTTCTATTTGATAAATATTTGGTAGTAGTTCGGCGTTTAATATCCTCCCACAAAGTGGACTGAATATCTATATACTCTGTTGGGTCGGCTATATGAATAGCTAAATAAAGTTGTTCATCTTCTTCATATATACTAAAAGCATCATCTGCATCTAAACAGCCTTCAGGATCTATACTATAAGTATTCTTATTACAAAAATTAATTCGCTCTGTAATTTGATATTTATGAAATAAATGCACATTTGCAGTTAATTTTTCATCTTCATCCATATCTCTCTTATTTCCATATATAGGTTCAATAATTTTGGTATAATTATCTTCAAACATGTAATAATAATAATATAATTTATCATTTAAATTATTATTATTTAAGATGTATTATAAAAATAACATCTCCCTTCTTACTATTATCATATATTTCATTTGGTTGAATTAAGGAAATACCCTTTCCTTTAATTAAATATTGTTGATTACTTGTTATATGTAGCTTACTAACCATTATATCATAAGTAAAATTTCCTATACTGTAAGTGACAGATTCTTTTTCAATTAAATCACATATGGAAAAAGAGGCATTAATAATCAGATTGTTGTTGTTGTCTAGAGAGATATTGTCAGGTAATTCAGGGATACATTTAATAACAATATCATTATTATTTTTTTTATTTTTATAATAGATTTCATCATGCCATAATGGAATAAAATATTTTTCTTCTTCAAAATCTAAAACATATACATTATCATTTAATAGATCCTCTAAGGAAGGATTTAATATAATCATATTATCATTTTCAATCTTTTTATTGATAATTTCCTTAATTTTGTCTACAGTTTCCTTAGAAATATATAAAATATGTTGATAGGTATTTATAAATTCAAATATTTGAATAGCTTTATCTTTATCAAGTGTTTCAAATAACTTGACTGATAGATTTTGACAATCAGATATAATAGTCATAATAATATTATTTACATCTGAAGAGCCATTTGCAAAGAAGGAAGAGAGAAAATCAGTAAAAATAGAATTATAATCTAAATCATAATCTATTTTATTAGTATTATTTTCTAAATAAGTATTTAAATATTCATATGATTCTTGAATTTCTTTAAATTTATTTGTATAGAAATTATTAGTATCGGGCATATGTTTATCTGGATGATATTTAAGAGCCATGATACGATAAGCCTTTTTCAAATCAATTTCGGAAAAAGGAGAATTAATTTGTAAATTTAAACAAGCATTATTAAAATTCATTTATAAGATTTATTATTTTATATAAATAATTCTCTAAGTGGTAAATAGGTCTATAGTTATTATTATAAAATTGTAAGAAAGAATAGGTATGTATAAATATATAAGCATAATTATCTTTGGTTATTTTATTATTATCAAATAATTTATATATAATATTCCATAAAACAAATCCAATATCAATATCATAAATAAAAATATCATATATTTCGTCTCTAAATGTTGTAAATTTAATTGAAGAAGGATTGCATAAAAAATTGTATAACTTATTCAAATAACAATGAATATTATTATTAATGATAATATCTTCACTATATAAACTTTTTAAATTATTAATATCTTTAATATCAATTTTATTAGGTAATTTTTTCTTTATAATTCTATTATAAGCATTTCTACTAGGTCTTGGAAAAGAAATAACATGACAAGTATTTATAATATTATCTGGAATAAAGGATATACTTTCAGATAACAAAAAATATATGATATTAATATTTGTATTATTTTTTTGAATATAACTGTAAAAACAATCCAATAATTCAGAATGAATTTTATGAAAATTTTTACATAATATAATTCCATTTTTGTTAGTTCTAGATGATAAAACATCTACAATATTAATAAAAATATCATTCCATAATAATTTAGCATTACAACCAAGTAACGCCATATCAATTTCAAAATGAATATCACTTATTTTGAAAAAATAATTAACTTTATTAAAATTACATATAAGCTTTTTTTCATATTTTAATTCAGAAGTGCTATATTTTTTAATACATTGTAGAACTTGAGTATATTTACCTATACCAGGTGGTCCATAAAAAATAATATTTTTTAAGTCATTAATATTTTTTGGTAAATCAGAAAAAATTTTATTGTAGGATGGATGTAAGTTATCATTATTAGAGGTATTAATATATTCATAAAAATTGGTTTCAAAAAATTTCATATATATTAGTATCTATGAAATCTTTAATCAGTTTTACGAATTAAATCATTATAAAAAATGGAATAAAGAGAAAAGTATAATTAACATAACGATGAATGTAATATTAATCCCGAATCAATTTGAAAAAGAACATGTATATTTTTATGAACCCATTGAAAATACTATTATGAATAATAGTCAATTTATTAAAATAGTTTATTCAACTGAAGATGTAATATTAAATGGGATATTTTTATTAATGAACTTGAATATAATTAGTAAAGAAGGTTATTTCAAAAAAATGAAATATTGTTATGATATAAATAGTAATAAAGATTTAATAAAACATATATGTTTAATTGAAGAACAAATATTAGAAAAATATAATGTAACAAATAAAGTAAAAAAGTTAAATATATGTGAATCATTAAATACAGGATGTTTAAAAATATATCCTCCACCAGAATCAGTTAAAGCATCAAATAATTTTATTTTTAAAATATCAGGAGTATGGGAAAATGACACAGAATATGGCTTAACATTTAAAATTTTACCCGTCAGTTGAAAAATATTTCAATATAACTTGTAACAGACCAATAAAGACAAAATTAGCAACAGAAAATACTAAAATAATACTATTTAATTCTGAGGCTAAAGTAGAAAATAAATCTTTTTTATTGGAATCCTTGGAATTATTTTCTTTTAATTTATCAAATAAAAAGTAAATGACAAAAGATATTTGTACTAATATTAAAAAAGCAGATATACCTGAAAAAGAATAATATTCATCTGGAACTTTTCCACTATTAATTTGATTATAAAAAGAAATATTTTGAATTATAATAATGGCAACTATTACTAAAGTAAGAATTATTGGTAAAGAATCACTTATAATATTTTTAAAATATCCCATGATATTTTGATTATATTGGTTTTTATTAGAAATAGCAAAAGAACTAATTACAAGACCGAATAATGCCATAAGCGAAAATCCATAGCCCCAGATTGTAGATGTAGCAAAATCTGTATTTATTTGAGCAAAAATGATTCTACTAATAATACCTAAAATACATATAAATGAAAAAATTTGAATATCATATGGTATTCTTCCAATAGGAACATATTTATCAATTGGAGGGCTAACATTTGTTATTGTAAGTTGTTTATTATCATTTCCATTTGTAATTTCTAATGGTTCTAGTCCACCTTTTTGTTTATATTTATTTTTATTTGTCATATAAATTATATAATTATTTTTAATTTATATAATTTATTTCCTTTTAAGTTCATCAATTTGATTTTGCAAATCTTTAATTTTATTAAGTAATAACGGAAGTATTTCTAAATAATTTAAACTTTTTCCATTATCATTATGGTCAGACACCAAGTTAGGATATACTTTTTCAACTTCTTCAGCAATTAATCCATAATGCAATTTTTGATCCTCTTTATAGTTGTATTGTTTAGGATTTAATTTTAAAATATCATTAACATCCATTTCTATATCTTTAATATGCTCTTTATATTTTTCAGAAGAAGTAACTGTTATTTCATTAGCAACTTGTAAATCTTTTTTAATAAAAACAGAGTTTACACCAGTTTCAGGAATTAATTCTATAGTAAAATTATCTCCAGTTCTTTTTTGCCAAAATATATTATTTCCTCCTGAAACAGTTGTAGGTCTAAATGTTCTTGAACCACTCATTTATATTTATAATACATTTAAAATATTTAATTTATTTCTTTGTTTAAATTATATTATGAGTAGACTTCCTCAATATAATGTAAATAATGAACATCAACTTATTAGAAGACAAAATACTTATGTATTAGATAGAAAATTAGTCACAATCCATAGCCAGGATAGAGATGTAAGTCAATGGCCAAATGCTAACCATTTTGAAGTTACTTTACCCGAAACTTTAAATAATATCCAGTCTATGAGATTAGTGGAAATAGAATTACCAGGTAATCAATATGTATTTAGTAATAATCAGCAAAATATTAAAATGCAATTTTACATTATTCCAAATGTATCAACTGAAACTTCTAAATATTTAGCACTTGAAGCACAAACTACAGTTCCTTATGAAATAACCATACAAGAAGGATTTTTTACTCCGTCTGAAATGGCTACGGAAATTCAGAATTTAATGAATCAAGCAGTTACTAATTTTTTAGTAAATGAAGCAGGATTAAGTGGTGCCGTATATGATAATTTTTTAGTTTATTATGACCAAGTCGGACAGAAAATGTATTTTGGAAATAATTTTGATAATTTCCAATTTAATTTTACTCAAAAAATTCCTTATGTTATTCCTTGTGATGCTATAGTTAATGATAACCAACCTAATGATGTATGGTATCAATATGCTAATTGGGGATTACCATCTTATTTAGGATTTAGTAAAGCTATTTACAATCCTATTGATATTTCCTCTAATTATTCTTTTGAATATGCTAGTTATGATTGGTTAATTCCAAATACTTCCATTTTACCTCCTAGTGAAACTCCACATGCTTATTATATTGCTGCACCAAATACTATATGTATGTTTGGCGATTCTGCAATATATATGGAAATTGATAAATATAATACAATGGACGAACTATACCCCTATCCTATGAGAACAACTAATACATATAATAATGATTATAATGGAAAAGTGAACTCCGCATTCGCTAAAATTCCTATAACAGCCACTCCAACAGCACAAATATTTGACTCAAGAAATGGATTTTTACAAAATGTTGCACAATATCATCCTCCTATTGATAAAATAAAAAAATTAAAATTCAAATTTAGATATCATGATGGACGATTAGTTGAATTTAAAGACTGTAATTTTAATTTTACTATTGCATTTAATCAACTCAAAGATGAAATAGCACGCGATTATGTTGTAAGGGTTCCTGCAGAATACAATCTTTAATTCTTAGAAACATATTGTTCTATTTCCTCTTTTGGACAATTATTATAATTACCTTTAAAACCAGCTAATTTAATAAATTTTGGTTTAGTCATTTTGTTTGTTTTATAATAAATATAATGACCATATTTACCATTTCTTATACTAATATCTTTATTAATTTCTCTCACGATTGAAGTATTTAATGTAACCTTATTTTCTATAATTGGTATCAAATCTTCCATCGTTATTTCCTCAAGTTCTTTTTGAATTCCATTCAACGATTTCTTATTTGTTCCCCATTCAATATAATTACCATATTTACCTTTTTTAAGTATAACATCATCTTTTTTATATTTTCCAATCACCTTATTCAGATTTGGTGTTTCAATTAAATCTTCTAATTCATATTCTCCACTTTCTAATTTATTCATATCTAAATCTTTTTTACAATTTATAAATGTCGTATTTTCTCCTTCTTGTTTCTTAATAACTGGTCCATATTTTCCTATCATAAATACATGTTGTTCATCTATATTTATAGTCTTTTTATCTATTGTTTTTAACTCTTTAGAACACTCATCTATATCATCTGAACATTCTTTACATAAATGATGCCAAATTTTATCTCCTTTGGCTATACTATCCAAATTAGTTTCCATATTTTTTGTATATTCATAATTAAATAATTTATCAAAATGTTGAATCAAAAACTCTAATACAAGCACACCAAGAGGTTGAATGACTAATTTATTTTTTTCATTACCAAACTCCCGTTCATCCTCTATTTCTTGTAATTCATCTTTCTCTAATTCATAATCAACACATTTAATTTTCTTACCTGTTATATTATCTTTTTTCACATATCCTCTTTCTTGAATTTTATCAATCAAACTTGAAAATGTAGATGGTCTACCAATACCTTTTTCTTCAAGTAGTTGAACTAATTTAGCTTCAGTATAATGTGATTTCAAATCTTTAATACTCACTTTGGCTGTAATTTTATTATAATTTACTTTTGTGTTATTTTTTAAGGTAAGTAGAAATGTATAATTGGCGTTTTCTGCTTCATAACCTCTTACTATTTTCCATCCAGGAAATTCTGCCAATTCCTCATTATTTTTATATTCTTTCTCCATTGGAGCTGTTATCTTAGCAGCTATAGATAGATATTTTGCTGGACTCATGCAACTTTCTAATGTCACTGACCAAATCAAGTAATACATTTTTCTCTCTTTTGGACTATAAGAGTCTGCAATTTTTTCCAAAGTAACATCTGTAGGTCTAATAGCTTCATGGGCCTCTTGAGCAGTATTTTCTTCCTCTTTTTTTGACTTTTTCCCTTTTTTCGGTTTCTCCGCTTTTCTCTCACTTAAACTATTCACATTTTCATTCAAATAAGGCTCACCATATTTATCTTTTATAAATTCACTTGCCTTTTCTATAAATTCAGCACTAAAAGTTGTGCTATCTGTTCTCATATAAGTAATTAAACCAGCTTCATAAAGAGTTTGACAAATAGACATAGTTTCTTTTGGTGATATATTTAATTCACTAGACGCTTTTTGTTGCAATGAACTAGTTGTAAATGGTGTTGGGGGATTTTTAGTTGTGGATTTAGGTTTACTACATGAATACAGATGATCAAATTCAACTGATTTTTCCAAAAATTCTTCCATAGTATTTGTTCCACTATTAAAGCTAATAATTTCAAAATTATGATTCAATACAAATGGTAAATTTAGTTGCGTAAAATAACCAGTAGTATTATACACTTTTTTCCCAGGTGACGCATCAATATCTTTTTGATTATCATACACAATTCGCAATGCCGGAGTTTGACACCTACCAGCAGATAATCCTGTCTTTGAATTTCTAGAAATATGTTGCCATAAAATTGGACTTATTTTATATCCTACTAATACATCTAATATTTGTCTAGCTTGTTGAGCATGAACTAAATCTAAATTTAATCTTCCAGGATTAGCAACAGCTCTTTGAATCGCATTTTTGGTAATTTCATGGAAAATAATTCTTTTTGTCGTAAGAGGAAGACTAAATACTTGACATAAATGCCATCCAATTCCTTCACCTTCCCTATCATCATCCGTGGCAATTAATACTTCTGATGCTTTGTTAATCATTGTGCGTATTTTAGTAATTTGTTGAGATTTAGATTGAAGAGGTTGAAAATTTGGATGAAAATCATTATCCATTTCAATATTTTTAATTCCAGGTAATTCTTGAATATGGCCATAACTAGCAATACATTTAAACCCAGAACCTAAATAAGATTCTATTTTTTGACATTTAGCTGGAGATTCAACAATAACTAACTTATAGCTCATTTTGGTTTATTATACTTTATTTTTTATATAATTTTAAAAATCAATTTTTTAAATAAAAAAATATATATCTTTAATCTATATGTCAACTTTTACATTTTCAGGAATTAGTGAAGTTGAATTTCAAATAAGCGATGGAACAGGAACATCTATACCCAAGCAAATATCGAGAAGCCCTATGTTTATACCTATGAATGCTTGGGATTGCTGTAAAGATGCATTTTTAGCTACAACAAAAGTTACCAGACCAGATATATTATATTCTATAAATAATACATTGTTTGGTCCAGGAAATTGGCTAGATAATTGGAGATCTAATTTAAAAATGAATTTTAAAGAGTACATGACTGCTACGATGAATACAGAAGAAGAAGTTGTATTTGAGAGAAATAAAATTAAAGTAGAAAGATTAAATCAAATA